CTTAGTTATTCATCAAGACGCACATTATACTTGGGCTACAAAAACACAAGTTGCTTCAACACCAAGTACAACACTTCCAAATCCATATTCTGTTACTGCTCCAGCTTCATTAACACTTTCCGATGAATTAGTTGAGTATTCAGATGGAGTTGTTTTAACAAGATTAAATATTGCAGTAGGAGTTTCAACAGATAAATTTGTTCAATATTATCAAGTTGAAGCTAAACAAAGCACAGAATCAGATTACAAAATTTTAGGTAAAGGAACACAATTAAATTATGAAATGCTCAATGTAGTTGATGGTAAAATTTATAATGTAAGAGTTAAAGCTATAAATGCTTTAGGAGTTTCATCTACTTATACATCAGCAAATCATACTGTAATAGGTGCAACAGATACTCCAGCAGATGTTTCAACTTTATCTGTATCAATGGTTGGTTCAAATCAAATGCAATTACAATGGACACCTGTTGCAGATTTAGATGTATCTTATTATGCAATTAGGTATCAAGATGTAACGAGTAATGCTAGTTGGGCTGGGTCAACAAACTTAACCCAAGTTGTTAGAAGAAAATCTAATAGTGTTACCATTAATGCAAGGACAGGAGCATTTCTTATTAAAGCAGTTGATAAACTTGGAAATGAATCTGCAAATGAAACAATCGTATATTCTAATATTTCAAGTCTTGAACATTTTTCAGCACCTTTATTTACTTTAAATGAAGAAACTGCAAGTGCAGTTACAGGGCAAAGTTGGAATGGTACTTTTGATGGAGATTGCGTTAAAGGAACAAACTCAGATAATGCACAAATAGCAACATTAGACACAATAACTTTATTTGATTCAACAGTAGGAAATTTTGATTCAGCAGAGGGAGATTTTGACTTAGGTGGAACAGACACGACTTCAAATCCAACTTATTACAATGCAAATATAGAATCATCAGGATTTTATATTGGCTCGAATACATTATCTTTAGATGCCAATTATGATGCAACTTTTCAGGCAACTGTTGATATGATAGCAAACGATTTATACGATTTATTTGATAGTGGTAGAGGTGCTTCTTTATTTGATGACGCACCAGCACCTTTTGATGGTAGTTCTGGCTCTCAATGCGATGCGTTTTTACAAGTTGGGTCTAGTACAAGTTCTTTAGATGCTATAACCACTTATCAAGACATATCTCAACAATCTACTATTAAAGGAAGATATTTTAAATTTAGGTTGAAATTATCAAGTGGAGATAATAAAGCAAGACCTGAAGTTACTAAAATGCAAATTAAATTAGTAATGGAAAAAAGATTAGAAAGTGAAGAAGATGTTGTTAGTGGTGCTGGAGCAAAAGCAATAACTTATTCAAATGCTTTTTATGCTTCTCCAGCGATTGGTATTGCGGCTCAGAATATGGCGACAGGAGATTATTATGCAATTACGAGCAAAACAAAAACAGGATTTACAATAACTTTTTATAATAGTTCTGCTTCTGCTCAAAATAGAACTTTTGACTATGTAGCCAAAGGATATGGTTTGAAATCTTAATTGTAATAATGTAAAAATAGGAGTATAGGTAAATAAATATGAGTTCAGTTTCAGATTACAGTTTAGCAAATCAAGGGTTTAGTGCGTTTCGTACTGAACTTAATAATATACTTGGTGCAATTAACACGACTAATTTAGCGACTTCAGCACCAGCAAGTTTAGCGGCTGGGAGTATGTGGGTAGATTCTAGTTCGGCTGGAACACATACTGTTAAATATTACGATGGGTCAGACTCCATAACTTTATTTAATATTAATACTTCTGCAAACACAGTAGATTTTATAGACTCATCAGTTACAACAGAATTAGTTAATGACACTTCTCCACAACTCGGTGGAAATTTAGATACTAACTCACACAATATTTTAATAGACGATGCTCATTTTATTGGAGATGAAAATGGTCTTGAACAAATTA